ACAATCTCCTTCTTGCCGTTGATCGTGGCCTTGCACCAGTCGAGGAGCCTCTCAGGAACACCTGCGAAGTTACCTGCATTGGTCTCACGGGCCACACCGGAGTTCGAGTAAACTCCAACACCGCAGTTGAAACCGAACGAGACGAGGGCATCGAACATATTCTGCGTGAGCTGAACTTTGATGTTCTTTTTGATCGAGTCCTCACACTTCTTCACCTCTTCGCGGAGGAGGTCATAGGCCTTCTCCTTCGTGATGGCAACACCGTCTGGAAAGTTGTCCGTTGGCTTGATGAGGTAACCGATTCCGATGGTTCGGAGACCGGCAACGTCCTTGTAAGGTGTGAGAACGCAGCCTTCCCACTTTTCGATGAACTGGAGACCATTCATTGATGTAACGAGATTATTGTTGATGCTCATGGTCACTAAATATCGCGCGCGAAAATTTTTGTTGTACACGACGACCGATCAGTGTAAATTCACTTTGTTGTTTGGAATTTGCCAATCAACTTTGTCTTTCAACCTGTCAACCAGTGTAAAGGACTCTTCAGAATGGTTATACTGAGAGTACCAACATGGCTTCCGACAAAAAGATGTTAGCAGAGGCAGCTTCCGCTGCGATCAGGAGCAAGGACATTCGTACTTTCCTCCTCGGTGCGGTGGGCCTGCGTGCCGATGGCGTATTTGTTTCCTCGAGGAACATTCCGGCGCCTGAGGCCACCTTCGAACGGAACCACCACGCTGAGACTCGCCTCGCGAGAAAGTTGACTCCGGGATCCACTGTTTGGGTGGCACGTGTGGCACGCCGGGATGGTTCCTGGGCGATGGCGAAACCGTGCAGAGGTTGCGAACGGAGGCTTCGGATCGCGGGTGTTTCTCGCATCGTTTACACGATCGGACCGAACGAGTGGGGTGTGATCTCGTGCGAGTCCTGATCCTCGATGATGAACTGGAACGTCACGCGGAGTTCGATGCGATCTACGTGGGACACGAGGTCACTCACACGGTGTCCTACACACAGTTCATCAAGGAACTCATCGGTGGTTCCCCGTGGGATCTCATCCACCTCGACCACGACCTGGGCCACGGTGATTCCTACCTGGATGGATGGGGGAACTCGCAGTTCTACACGGGTCAACACGCCGCTCAACGTGTCTGCGATCTTAAGGAGGAGGAACTTCCAAGTGAAGTAATCGTCCACAGCATGAATCCCTTAGGATCGCAGAACATCCTCTTTAATTTGCGCGCTCGACGCATCCCATCGAGCTGGCGACCTTACAGCACATTAATGAGGAAGTGAGGAACAACATGTCAGTGCAATCTAATGAATCTCGTGATAAGATGTCCAAGACACACCTACTTCTGGGTGTTCTCGGAGTGGCAGCAGCAATCGCAGTAGTATACGCAGTAGTCAAGTCCAACAACAAATACAACAAGTGAGTCAACATCAAATGAAGAAGCAGAACGTCATCTCGAAGAGCCAGTCGAAGTCCACTTACCGCGGCAGCGTCAACCAACCTGAAGTGTATAACATGGACGCTTTGTCTTACGCATCGGACGAAGAGCTCGAGAGACTTCACAATCATCTTCAAGACGAACGTGAAAAGGCCTCGCGCATGACTGATTTCCTCGTATCGTGGGAAACGGAGATCTGTTACGTCCAGCGCGAGATCAAGATCCGCAACAGCAGGAGAGTTGCACACGAAAAGTACGTCCGCAACAATCCAGACTATTACTACGAAAACTCCACCTCTGAAGACTACGATCAGTCCTCCAACTGATCTACAGAGAAAAAAGAATGAACCTCGCTAAAAAGCAGACTTCTGCAGTCGCACCAAACGGTGGCACCATCAGTGCCTATCTCAACGACTTGAAGTCGTACCCACAGCTCAAGCACCCAGAAGTCGTGAGTCTTTTCCAGACTTACGAGACTGGTGGGGTCGCCGGCGAACGAGCGAGGAAGAAGCTGATCGAAAGCAACCTTCGTCTCGTCATATCCATCGCGAAGAAGCAGAAGGGCCACAACATTCCCCTCGAGGACCTCATCCAAGAGGGGAACCTCGGCCTCCTCAAGGCGATCGAGCGCTTCGATTACAAGAAGGGATTTCGGTTCTCCACCTACGCAACGTGGTGGATCAAGCAGGCGATCTCCCAACACGTCCTGAAGCGCAAGCGCATGATCAGGCTTCCTGCACATGCGGCGGGAATTCAGCGTAAATTGATGCAAGCGTCCGAAGAGTTCAAGGAAATGATGGGATTCGATCCATCACAAGAAGACTTGATGGCGCTCGTCGATGCCTCAGAAACTGTTGTAAAAGCCACAATGGCAAGTGGAAACAGCGTAGTTTCACTCAGTCAGACAATCTCTTCCGATCCTGACTCGGGAACGCTTGAAGACAAGATTGAAGACAGCGACAGTAGAAACGATCCCTTCTACAACGTTTCTTCGCGTGAACTTATGGACATCGTAAGAAACGTTCTGTCAACTCTTACTGAAAAAGAATCTGCAATACTACGTCTGCGGTTTGGTCTGTTTGACGAAGCCGCATTGACTGAAGAAGACTACAGTATTACAGAGGAAGAGCAGCAGCAATTGATGAAAGGTGTTCCTCTGAAATGACCTTCGGTCACTTCTTACTTGCATTGTGTGCTGTTGCATCAACATTATCAATGTCATTTAGTCTAATGACATTGATGGCTTGCAAAAGACTTTCAGGCGAATTAGAACGTCATGTTCGAAAAATGAATGAAAGTGGCAACTTCACAGAACAAGATTTGAATACACGACTTGATCAACTACAGAGAATGAGATTCTCACCGCTTAATTTGAGACAAAGATGAAAAAGCAAAAAAGCGCAGTGTATGCGACGGTGACGAACGACGATGGCGTCAACTATCGTGAAATCGCGGACATGATGACGGAGATTGGTTTCAAGATGAACCATTCATCGGCGCGAAACTACGTACTTAGAGTAATGCGAAAGTTCGCAGATGCTATAATTGACAGCTGGGGTTTAGATGTACCAGAACATAATCTCGAAAAGATTGTAAAATCTCAGAAATTTCAGCAGGCAATCAGTGAAATACTTCAAGGTATCGAAGTCTGACTGATAAACCGAGAGAGCATGACATGAGACTCAATAAAAAAAGCATATCGAAGGTTTCGCTGTTGGACCTTCTGAGGAGGAAACACTCCAATCTCGAAAAGTTCATCAATGAAAATGGAATTGTTACTTACGACCGTTTGGTTTCGAGATGCGCATCTATCGGTGTTGTTCCTCCTTCCGAAGATCAATTTAACGACTCGATGGGGAACCCAAAAGTGCATCAGTTCTCTTCGCCTACTGAGGGAATAGTTGTACTCAATCCGATCGCCGAAGACAACCAGAATATCTCGGAATTGACAGACCAAGAACAGGACGCTGAGGTTTTAGAGAATACTTTAGCAGCAAAGAAGCGCAAGAGAAAGTCTTCTTCAGACGATCAGGCCTGACTCCATTCGTTTAAACAATTCCCCGTCTTGTGTATAGTTAGTGCACTCCTGGAGACAAATGTGATCTCTCAAAAATCGCAGATGATCCTAGGAGCTCACAAGGAGAAATGTAGGTAATGACTAATTTAGCTATCGCACTGATGCTTGCACTGCAGACAGCTTTGCCAGGTGTCAGCCAAGATCGGCTCAGAGTTGTGTCAGAGGACATGGTCTCGGTCGTAAATAATGAATATGCAGCAGGCCGCATCAAGGGTGCTCTTCCTCAGGAAAAAGCGCTGCCCATGCTTGCTGCAGTAGCCGTCGGAGAATCAGCCTTGCGCAAGGACATAGAGTCCTGCAAGGTCGCAGGTGACGGTGGGAAATCTGTGGGTCTCGGTCAGGTGATGAGAGGACCTAACTGGCAAGGGTTCTCTCGCAAAGAGATCTGTGGTAACAGAAAGCTGCAGCTTCGTTTAGCACTTCACGTTTTGGATGCGTGCTGGACGCGCTCCCCGGAAGCTTCTTCCACGTTCAAGTGCTACACCTCGGGAAATCCCAACAAGGAATCTTACGCAGCGCGTCATGAACATTGGACTTATAAGAGGGTCCACAAGAATGTTAATACGAGCATTGCGAGCCAGAAGATACAGACCTGTTGCATGCAGAGCTTGTCTTCATTCTACGTTCGTGAGAGAAATACTTGCGAACTCTGAGACCCGCCTCAGTGTAAACTGAATCAAAATTAGGATACGGTTGTAATCATGATGAAGCATATCACGTTTCTTTTGGTCACGGCCGTATCCGTTCAAGTTTCTGCAGGTACAGCATCCTGCGGTTTCATCAACGATCATGACGAGAGAATGATGTGCATGGCGTCTTCCACGAGGAACTCTTCGTACTGTTCCTTCATCAAGAAGGAAGACTTGCGGATCCGGTGCTTCGCATCTCTGGGGAAGTGAAATGTTGGCACAAGAAACTGACACAAAGAAGATCATCTCTCGGCTTGTCTTGCAGAAGCTGCTGCAGCATGAGGTCTGCAAGTTCCTCGACAAGAAGAAGTACGAGGATCTTGGAAAAATTTTCCTCTCGGGAGAACCCGACAAGGACCTGAGGCTCGACTTCATCATCACGAAGACGAACGTTGGGGATCGTTACTACCAAGCGATCGCAGATCTCCAGCTGCGGTGGATCACCGATGACGTCGAGAGGATGGATTCAGATGGAAACGTCTGGAAGACCTACGAGTTTCGCTTGGCAACCGGAATCAGTTCGCGCTGGAACATGAAGGTTGAAGAAATCGTTGAGCGTGCAGAGTGCATGGCAGCACTTGCCTCTCTCGTCACCGAGCTCGACGCTCTGATCGGCAAGCAGATGCAGATCCAGACTCTCACGAACGAGCAGCGTCTCCAACGAGAGGATCAAATCCGTCACAACAAGATCTGCGAACAAGTCTCACAGATTATTCGGTGGAGAAATCCCGAATTCAGTCGCGGCCTGAGGTCAGGCGGCAAACCTCGCGTGGTTTCTCGTGAACCTTTCGCGGCGGCCAAAGTTCCTGCAGGAAAGTACGAGATCGAAATTAACGAAGGAAGTAAACGGTCTCCACGGGTGAGGAAGTTCTTCATCTTTGTCCCTGAGAACCCCGAGCATCTTGTCTCTGTCAAGAGGATCGCATAAGATCTCTTCGCTGTGCAAAGTTCAACACTGAGAGTGTATACTGAAGACCATGGAATCCGTCATCGACATCCTCGAAGCCCTGGAATCTGACAACTCCCGCCTCTTCAAGGAGGAAGTCCTCCGCAAGAGTCGTAGCAACGATCTCCTCAAGCGTGTGTTCGTTGCAGCAGGCGATCCCTACACCAACTTCTTCGTGAACAAGTTCAAGATGCCTCCCCCGTGTGGGGTCGGAGACGACGATGAAATCCTTGAAAACTTCCTCGATGAGATCTACGAGAATCTCTCCACTCGTGCGGTGACCGGCAATGCCGCCAAGGACCTCGTGGTCCGCCTCTTCACCGACATGACCGGTCCGCAGCAGAAGTGGAGCCTCCGCATCCTCCTTCGCAATCTTCGAGTCGGTGCATCGGAGTCCCTAGTGGAGAAGACTTGGCCCGGTGCGATCGCCAAGTTCTCCGTTCAGCTCGCGGAATCCCTCGAGTCACACCACGAGACGGGCAAGGGCATCGTGATCGCAGAACCCGTCGAATATCCGGTCCGTGTGGAACCCAAACTCGACGGTCTCCGATGCATCGCCATCAAGAAGGACGGCGTGGTCACCATGTTCACCCGCAGTGGTTCTCCCATCGAGACTCTTCCTACTATTAAGGCTGCCCTCGAGGCCGCCTCGTGGGACAACTTCGTTCTCGACGGCGAGGCGATGGGCCGCGACTGGAATGAGTCCGCATCGGTGGTCATGTCCCACAAGACCGCGAAGGACGATTCCGGCATGGTGTACAACGTGTTCGATGCGATGGTCTTCGATGATTGGAAGGATCAGGCAAACGATGCCGATCTCCTCTCCCGTGTCGATCTCGTCAAGGAACTCGTGGAAGAGGTCGGTTCTGACCACGTGGTCCACGTTGGTGGCATCACTGCGAAGGACCAGGATCAACTCCTCAAGTTCTACGGCAAGTGCATCGAGAGCGGTTACGAGGGCATCATGGTGAAGAAACTCGCCTCCCCGTACATCTTCAAGCGCTCCGATTCCGTTCTCAAGCTGAAGCCGGTCACCACGTACGAAGGCGTGATCGTGGGTCACTACGAGGGCAATCGTGGTTCCAAGCGCGAAGGCCTGTGGGGCGGTTTCCAGGTGGTGATGCCCAACGGTGTGGTCACGAAGGTGGGCGGTGGTTACAACGACAAGATTCGTGCGGAGATTTCCATCGATCCTGACTCGTGGATTGGTAAGATTATTGAGATCGAGGGTCAACCTGACCCCCTCACGGCGGATGGCCTCACCGCCGATGGCCGCATCAGATTTCCTGTGTTTGTTAGGGTTCGTGATTCCCGTGATGTGGATCCCAAGGTGATCGCGGCGGGGGAGGCGTACCGTGCCTCGAACTGAGGATGATTTCAAAGATTCTGGGCATCTCCATCGGCTCCTCATGAAGCCCGAGAACGAACCTGCGAGGCGGGCATATGCTCGGGTGTACAGGGCCCTGATGGCTTGTGAATCCGCTCTCGATCGCATCAGCAGGCGGGATGTGTACGGTTCCCTGCAGGAAGAGATCGATGAGATGCGGAGGATGGCCCGTGAGGGGCAGGAGCTCGCGCGGGAAGCACAGATGTTACAAGAGGAGAAGGATTGATGATGTTGAAGAATTTTCTCGTGTTCTCTACTTTCCTGTGCCTCGGTGGTATGGTTTTCGCCGCGGGTTCCGAACCTGATTATCAGGCGCTGAGGGCGAAGAGTTGCCCCGAGGGCACCGTGCGGGTGAAAGGTAATGCACTTCCTGCAGGATCAGACATGATTGAGATCCTCCAGGATGCCACCTGCGATGAGTGGATCTCCACCCAGTTCCCCGCCAGGTGTGCCAGATTTAATCGAGAGAAATGGGCCAAGGTTACTGACGGTCTAAAAAACAAACGCCATCAGATGGACTTCTGCATGGACACGTATGAATTCCCGAACGAGGTGGGTGCCACGCCCGTGGTGTTCATCGATTGGTACTCCGCGAAGAAGACTTGCGAACACGCCGGGAAGCGCCTGTGCACCGAGGAGGAGTGGACCTTCGCATGCGAAGGCGAGGAAGGTCTTCCGTATCCGTACGGATACGATCGCGATGCGAACACATGCAACATCGATCACAAGTGGGTCAATCCGGATGTTGAGGCACTTCAGAACCCTTCAAAGCGAGGCGAGGAACTACTGCGATTGTGGCAAGGAGTTCCCAGTGGATCCATGGAAAAGTGTGTGAGTCCGTTCGGTGTCCACGACATGACAGGCAACGTTGACGAGTGGACGAGTTCCACGAGGAAGTCTGGGTATCGGTCGATCCTGAAGGGCGGATACTGGTCCGTGGTTCGCACTCGGTGCAGGCCTTCCACGAGGATCCACAATGAATCTTTCGCGTTCTACCAGCAAGGTTTCCGTTGTTGCACGGATGTCAGGTAGTTGGAATTCTCCTGAATATTCTGTCGTCATTTGGGTGCAAAGTTTCGCCTCACCGGAGTATAGTGTTTCTATGATCGAACAAACCGAAAACGAGACCGTCACGGACTTCAACCTTGACCGGCACCTGATCAGCTTCCTGCAGGACTCTCCGTTCTTTGCGGAACTGAGCCGCCACATCCACAAGGTCCCCACGAAGTCCCTCCCGACCGCGGCCGTGGCGTTCAATGAGAAGACCGACGAGATCACGCTCCTCTGGAACCCTGACTTCTTCTCGAAGTTGTCCCAGTGGGAGGTCCGAGGCGTTCTCACCCACGAGTACTACCACCTCGTGTTCGGTCACCTCTACGGCCGTCGGCGCACTCCTCCGCATCTGTGGAACATCGCGACGGACTGTGCGATCAACTCCATCATCATGGACACGGCGAAGCACGGCAACGGTGGGCGGCTCAACGGAGATCGTCCTCTTCCCGAGTTCTGCATCATCCCCGGCAAGTTTCCGAAGCACCCGGAGGGCCGTGAATACACGAAGGACGAGCAGCAGGCCATGAAGCTCGCGAAGGTGATCGAGAAGCTTCCGCCGATGAAGGCTTCTGAATGGTACTTTGAGAAGATCAAGGAGGAGTCCGACAAGGACAAGGAGGCCGGTGGTGAAGGCTTTGACGGCGAAGGTGACGGTGAAGAGTACGTGATCGGCTCCATGGACGATCACGGCAAGTGGCAGGAACTTCCTGAGGAACAGCGGGAGTACGTCCAAGGTAAGGTGAAGGCAATGGTCGAGAAGGCCACGAAGCATGCCGACTCTCAGGCTAATGGCTGGGGTAATATTCCTGTCGATCTTGTGGATCAAATTCGAAAGTCGGTGAGCAACGTCATCAACTGGCGAAACGTTCTTCGTCAGTTCGTAGGCACAATCACTCGTGGTGGACGTTCCACTTCGATCAAGCGTATCAATCCTCGCTATCCCTACATCCATCCGGGCGTGAAGCGTGGTTATCAGGCGAAACTCCTCATCGCGATCGACCAGTCGGGCTCCGTGTCCAACGAGATGCTCGGTGAGTTCTTCTCCGAACTTGGCTCGCTCACGAAGAAGGTCACGATCGACATCCTGCCTTTCGACACCGAGGCGTACGAGAAGGACATCTACACGTGGCGCCGCGGCGCCAATCTTCCCGCGAAGCGCGTGCGCGGCGGAGGTACTGACTTCAATGCTCCGACTAAGTTTGCCAACAATCCCAAGAATCGTGGACGGTGGGATGGTCTCCTCATCATGACCGACGGCGAGTGCAGCGCTCCGGCCCCCAGCCGAATCAAACGCGGATACGTCATCGGCAAGGGACACAAACTTTACTTCGACACGACCGACCTCGTCATCAAGATGGACGACGTCACTTCCATGGAAGGAGCGTGGAGATGATCAATCAGCCTCTCACCCTCAACACACGACCGACTGCAGTGATGATCACCTGCCCTACGGGTGGATCGATTCACACAGACACAGTCAAGTCTCTACTGATGCTTCAGGCCGACCTCCAGCGGAGGGGCTTGAGGCATCATTTCAATTTCTCCAAGAGTTCATTCCTACCTCACGGGCGAGCCCAGGTGTGCGGTGCTTCATTGGATCGAGGTGAGTACCAACAACCTTACGCCACAAAGGAGATCACCCACATCTTCATGGTGGACAGTGATATTGTGTTCACACCTGAAGATTTCTGGAAGTTGTGGAATCACAACGTTCCAGTGGTGGCAGGAGCCTACTGTTATTCCACCGAGGCACTCTCTCGTGAGGAGGACAAGAGGATCGTGGCAGGCACTTGGGATATAGAGTTCTTCAAGAAGCACTACACGTTTCCTGCCTATACCCTCGGGCAGGCACGGGCTCTAGCCAAACCTCTCCTCGAGGTGGACTGGTTGGGCCTCGGATTCGCCCTGGTGAAGACAGAAGTATTCGCGAAAATTGAGTACCCGTGGTTCAATTCAGAATTAATCGTAATTGACGATCTACGTGACACCACCTCGGAGGATGTAGGTTGGTGTCGAAAAGTGAAGACAGCAGGATACAAGATCATGCTCGATCCTGCTGTCAAGGTAGGCCACCAGAAGAACGTGACAATATGAATTCAGTTTGTTGAATAAGAGACGGAAACCATGAACTCTTGGTCTACTTCAACAAATTGAGAGAGAGTAAGTCCATTTGAAAATCCCTGTCCTGCATCATATCTGTCAATGTAGATTCTTGAAGTTCCGGAATCTGCATATGCAATAACAGGGTTGTTCCAGTCAACTGCGGCATCTGGTTGGTTTATGTAGAGAGCGACTGCCGACATCGAGCTTGGTCTTTCTCCTGATGCTGTACCAAGATCTATGTAGAGCCTACCTGTTCCTGTGGAAGTCACAGTCTCTACTTGAAGATATCCGCTGATTGTCACCATTCTTCCGATTCTTGTAAACTTTAACGTCCGAGACGCTACGTACAGTGAACAGCTAAGATTATTATTTTGGCTTTTAAGTGTAACTACTAGGTCCTTTTCATAATAAGCATCCAGCGTTTGCGCATCTGCGTTAGTGGGCGAATCCGAGAGTCTAACACCGTAACCGGCCGTGTCAACCTTAATGTTTCCGCTATTGACATGAAGTTTTTCTGAGGGATCATTCGTTCCTATTCCAACATAGCCCGTGCTGTATTCACATAGAAGAGCTACGTTGCTCGATCCTTGCTCTATGAGAGAAATATTTGATGTAGAGGCTGCCCTGCTGAACTTCCACAGAGGATTTGCCCCACCATTCGTCCAAGAATACCCGCATTCACCTGTCGAAGACGCTTCTACGTTGACGTAGTTGTTTGTTCCTGTGCTTCCTTTTGAACCAACGTCAAGCATGACTGCAGCTCTTGGGTTTGTTGTTCCGATTCCAACTCTTGCACCATGTGTGGAAGATCCAGATACCCAGAGAACCGTGCTGTTATCATACCCAGTAACTTGGAGGACTGGTTTTGCATTTGCGGGTGCTGTAGTGCCACCACGAATGATTGTTGCTGTCTCTCCATCAGTTCCAAAAACGTGAAGCTTAGCCGACGCCGCGCTGGTTCCGACGCCAACATTTCCTGACGTATCAATTCGCATCTTTTCAGAATCATTCACCAGAAGTGAGTACGGATGGTTAGTGGAAGTTCCACTGTAGCCGACACCTGAAAGACAGTAGCCTACGCGTTGACCTACTGTCCCATTCGTTGCCTCTATCTGCACTCCAGAAGCAGATTCCACGAAAAGTTTTGTCGTAGGTGATGTGTTTCCTATTCCAACGTTTCCGTCAGCAGTCTTTATTGACACCGCAGTTGAGAGGGGAGATCCTGTGCTTCCGTACTTGAAATGAAGCTTTCCGGCACTTCTATCGTACTCTATAGAAGTTACACCTTCTGCATTGATGTTCGAACCCATGTAGAGCGAAGAGACTGCACTCGAAATATTTGCACCGACTCTGTCTTGTCCTCCGTTGTGTACTGACAAACGATCAGCAGGTGATGTTGTTCCTATTCCTACACTTCCTGTAGCATAGACTTGACCGTTTGTCGAAGAAGTCCAATAAGTGGGACTTGATCCGCCACCACCAGCAGCCAATTCTGACAATGTAAGACCGCCTGAATTGTTGATGTCGAAGAACTTCATGTCGCTTCCTGACTTCTGTATCCTCATGCCGCTCGATCCAAACTGCACATCGTTCGATGTTAAGAGCACCGATCCAGTTCCAACAGAAAGTGATCCGCTAATCCTCACGTCGCCGCCGAAGACGACCTTGTCGGCTCCCGTGTTGTCTGTCGTCCTCGATCCACTCACCCACATGAACACGTCTGTTCCGACCGTATTTGTGCCTGCGCTAGATGATACCCACATCACTTCGGTTCCGTTAGCTTTTTGAGCGCTCAAGACCGGCTTGTTTATGATCTCTGGGTCGAGTCTTGCCACGAAACTGCCCGAAACTTCTACGCTTCCAGATGAGTAAAGCTTAAGCCTTTCAGCAATGCTTGGTGTTCCTGCCGAAGGCGTGGGATTTGTTATTCCAAAGAAGGTGTAGTGACCCTCAGCGTTCGACGGCCACGCGTGTGTTATCCTAAAAGTAGGCTCAGAATAATTTCCGGCGATGAAAGTCTGACGAAGTCCTGTTCCCTGTCCGCCGTTATTGTTTCTAACTCTAACAGCCTCATTTATACTGTTTGCTCCCGCAATTATGTCAAGAGCAAATGAAGGATTAACATTAATTCCTATTCTTCCCGTGTCAGTGCTGTTTGATTTTATGTAAACGTAGGATCCACCGGCTGAATCTTCAAACCAATGTTCCTTCTTCATGTATTTGGCAATGTCAGAGTTGAAATTTCGAACAAAGCTGTCACCAAGGACTGTCGTACCACCTGACCATTGTGCTAAATAACCGTCAGTTCCCGAACCTGTTGGCCCTGACCCACCTGATGCCTCAATCGTCACCGCCCCATTGGATCCGGTGGAAATCGTTATGTTTGTTCCTGCCCTGAGATAGGAAGTTCCATCTGTTAATTTCGTGAGTGATCCACTGAGTCCGCTTCCGCTCACGAAGACGATGGAGTTGCCTGCATAGTCCTGTATGTCGAGTAGAGGACCTGTCGGTGAGGGAACTCCGGCCTTGACGACGAGCGTTCCGTTAGTTAAGGTCGAGGATCCCGTGACGAGCAGACGTGTTGTGTTCGCAGTTAATCCAGGTAGTTCTCCGCCGAGGATGACATTTCCATTGCTGTCAATGACAAACCTCTTTGACGTTCCATCTCCACCGAAGAAAGTGTGCTGCAGAGACGTGTACGTGTTTGTGGCAACTCCAAAAACATTTGGAGCGCCAATTTGCATTCCGTGCGATGAACCTGCATATGTCCCAGATACATGGAAAAGAGCAGAGGGTCTATTGGTTCCAACACCCACTCTTCCCCCAATTGTTCCAAGTGTTCCCGTCACGAAGAAGATTGAAGTACCTGAAGAATTTTGAACTTCAAAAAGTCCAGCATTGCTTGTCGGTGATGCCACACCTCCCTTGACAATCATCGCTGGAGTTGAAGACGTAGAAGAGCCGGAAACGAAGAGGCGCGAAGTGTAAGAATTTGTTCCTATTCCGACGTTGGTACCGTCGTCGAGGATGGTGCTATTGCCAATCGTGCTCGTGCCCGTGAATTTTGCAACATATCCTGAAGTGCCACTTCCACCAACACCTCCGCCGCCGCCTGAGAACTCCGTCCACGTCAGAGACGTGGTATCGACAGTTATGGCACCAGTAGTCGACATGATATAGATCTTGCCACCGTTTGTCGATCCTTCTTCGACGTAAGTTGCAGCACCGCAACTGAGAGTCTCGGAATTTGCGTCCAACGACCTCGCGAGAGAATACGAGGAGTTAGTTATTGTGCAAACGTATATGCCGTTTTGGGATCCTGAACTCTGACTATTGAGGAGCACTCTATTGCCACTCTCAATCGTGATCCCGTCGACAGACAATGGCGTACTGCCAGTGAGTGGAACGTTTCCGGTTGAAGCTGCTCTGACAGAATTCTTCCAGTCCAGAGAATCGTCAACGATGTACTGGACTTCCATCCTGGGTTGGACTCTGTAGTACGAGTAAGTCTTGGTAAATCTCTGCGCGTCTCTTGACATTTTTCGTTCTTCCTGTCTTTGTCTGTCTACAAAGTATTTCTTTTGTATACATTGACAGACTTGTGTTATAAATAATGATCACAGACCAAAACAACACATCTTTGGTCATCTAGGAGAAAAAGAAAAATGAGATTAGCAATTAGTTCGATCGTGTTTGTTGCTGCATTCGCTCTCGTTGGTTGTGAGAAGAAGGTGGAGGCACCCGCAGTTGCAGATGCGGCCGCTCCCGAGAAGCCTGCCTGCTGTGAGAACGCAGCTCCTGCAGTTGATGCAGACGCAGCAGCTCCTGTCGCTCCTCTCACTGCCCCGACCGTTCAGCCTGTCACAGCTCCTGCCGTGACGACACCTGCGGCACCGGTTCCCGCAGCTGCACCAGCAGTTGCCCCAACCGCTCCGGTCGCGGCTCCAACCACCACGATCAAGAAGTGAGTTGGTGGCCCGTCAGTTTCGGTGATCGGAACACCTAATTAGGAGGAGTGGATTCGTCATCCACACGGGCCTCAGATGACAGACAGAAAAATAATCGATTCATTCACCTTGGCATCTGGATACGCATTTCTGTCCAATTTCCATCCTTCAACCATATGGGTGGGAGGCAAGAGCTATCCTACAATCGAGCATGCGTACCAGGCACACAAGACTCTCAATGAGGACTCCCGAGAGTTGATACGTAACGCGAAGGATCCCTCGATCGCCAAGAAACTGGGGAGGGGTGTGGAGATGCGCCCCGATTGGGATTCGGTGAAGGAGGGGTTGATGCGGGACTTCATACGCAAGAAGTTCGAGTCCCCTTTCCTCGCCGATCAACTCCTCAAGACGGGTGATTGCGAACTCGTGTTCGGAAACACGTGGAACGATCGCGTGTGGGGAGTGTGCAGAGGAACGGGTGCGAACCTCCTAGGAAAGATCCTCATGGAGGTCCGTCAGGAGTTGAAGAACTCCTCGAGTTGATCGTGCATCTTCGCGGCGTCCTCGTAGCCTGCCTTCAACAGGAGTTGGATGTAGGGTTGGAAGATGAGGATGAACGAGAGTGAGGTTATCCATCCAGATGGGATGATTCCCCAGAGGATGTCATCCTTCGCCTGAAGTGCAAGTGAGTCCAGGGAAATCGAAGGCCTCGCGAGGAGGAGATTGATTCTCCTGTACTTTCCGTACGAATCAACACCCATCGAGTCGAGGAAGTCGTTGATCGTGTCGGCCTTCGCGACGTCCTGTGTGATGTGGTTGACTGTGAGGGACTCGAACATCCTCGAGGTCTGTGTGAGGATCGTGGGCTCGCTCGTCCACTCATGCTTCGTCTCTGGTTCAGGCAGCGTGAGGACGAGGATCTTAACCTCGGGATCAGAGGCCGTTCTATAGTTCCTGTCGTTGTACATCGACATGATCGCCGGGAGTATCGGTGTGTTGTTGCACAGGCCGCCATCGATGTGCCACCCTTCCTCGAGCTGTACGGACCTGAATGCGATTGGAATTGCACCTGAAGCCGTAGCGTGTTCCGCTCCAAGCTCCCTTTTTCTCACAGTCCAGTTCGCAGACTCGTAGTCTCTCTCGACCTTGGAGTCCACCCAGATGTACGCCTTCTTCTCAGAGAGTTCGGTGGTTGTCACGATGTTGGTCTCCACCACACCCGTGTCGATGTTTCGCCTGTAACCCTCGTTGTCGAGTGTCGTCTTCAGGAAGTCCATGAGCGGAGAGTTGTCCATGAGGGAGTAGAACTTGAAGGAGAAGATGTCGCCCCACGGGACCTTCGCCACCTGGCCGAACGTGACCTTGTTCCAGGGTTCCACGATCTTCTCTGGCAAATCTGGTGATCCTGCCGCTGCCACGTAGGACATGCCGTTCAGAGCCCCCGCCGAGGAACCGCACACTGTGGCGAACTTGTGCCCCCACTTCTCCGCCACGTACTTGAGGAATCCCGCCTCCCAGGCGCCCTTGACGCCTCCACCCGAAAGTACCAATGCGAACTTCTTGTTGTCTTTCATGATGACGAACTCCTGTGTCTAGATTACTTATAGCAGGTAAAAAATTCGAGGTCCATTACAATGAATCGAGAAAATTTTACTATCTTTCAAGAACAATCAGGAGGGTCCCATGACCGACGGTCTGAAGCAAGTGATACTTGTGCGGCGAGATTTGAAGATGAAGAAATCTCACGTTGCTTCGCTGGTGGCGAAAGCCTCAACCGAGTTCTTCCTGGCGAACGACGAGTCTGCGAGGGGCGACACCCTCTCGGTCCGCCTGACGCCGGAGGAGACCGACTGGATTAACAGTGGGTCCATTAGGATAGTGTTGGGTGTCGGATCTGAGACTTCACTCAAGAACCTCACCTTCAAGGCGGAGCTCGCAGGTCTGCAGTGTTATCCCGTGGACGGCAAGATATTCGACGATGAGGGACCTGTGGAGACCCTGTGTGTCGCGATCGGCCCAGATGAAGCGAGCAAGATCGACGAGATAACAGGCAACCTAAAGTTGTTGTAAAGTTACTCCAGCATATGTTATAACATAGACATCAAGCCGCTCTGGCGGAATCGGCAGACGCAGCGGATTCAAAATCCGCCACCGCGAGGTGTGTGGGTTCAACTCCCACGGGCGGCACTTGATACTCAAACGGAACCATAGCTCAATAGGTTAGAGCATCTGACTCATAATCAGCCGGTTCTCGGTTCAAGTCCGAGTGGTTCCACTAATTTTTCTACTGTAAAAGTTGAGTTCTTAATTTCGTCAATCTCTTTTCTCTTGATGATCACAAGACTTTTAGGAAATTGGCTCCATTTGCACCTGTCTTTTTCTGTTTCATATCCTTTTACCTCAACGTACACATCGATGGATCCTAACCAGAAATCAGGATAATAGGTTCTTTCTCCGCTGAAATGATACGTGAAACCTCGATCGCACTGTTGCGGATTGAGGTTTTTCTCTTTTGCCCACCTATAGAATTCAGCTTCCCAATTTCCCGTAACTACAATCCCGTCTATTTCGACTTTTCTTACTTTACCTCGGTTTCTTCCCTTGTATGAATTCGGATTAGAGTGAACAACTTCTTTCATTTTTTCTGACTGCTTCTTCCTCCTTTCGTCTGTCCACCACTCTTTCATGATTTTGCTTTTTTGAGCCCTTTGTTCAATTTTTTCAGGAGGAATTTGTTGAGGCTGAACGAATTTTTTAACATCTTGCACGATTTTCTTTCTGTGAGCATCACAATATTTTGCAAAAGGCATGGATGTGAAGAATTTTTGATCACACTTTACGCAAGATTTTTCCAACTTCTTGAGAAAAATCTTGCCCTTTTGTGATACACTTGATTTGGCCTTGAGGCTCTCGCTGATTTTTTTATTCTTTTCTTCTCTGCAATTTTTTGATGCAAACGACCTCGCACATTTAATACTGCAGAACCTACCCGACCCTACTTTGTCTTTGATTTCTTGCTCACAGTTTTCGCAGTTCATATCAGTAAGTATTATTTGTGATTTGAACCAACCTCTAAATTAATGGTCCTTTTTGAAAGTGTAGCAAAATGATTAGATTCCTTGGGAAACTTCCAAAAAAGTGCATTGTTGCCTTTTCCGGGGGCGTGGATTCCGTAGCTGTTACAGACTTTCTTGTAAATGGTGGAAAAGAAATTGATCTGGCTTTCTTTCACCACGGAACTGCTGCGTCTGAAGAAGCGGAGATCTTCGTGCGGGAGTTTTCCAAGCTTAGAAAACTACATTTGAACGTTAAGAGAATTGACAAGCTTGTCCCTCCTCGAGGAATCTCTCAAGAAGAACACTGGCGGAATTGTCGTTATGAATTTCTCGAAAGCTTCACTCTCCCAGTCGTTACGTGTCATCATCTTGACGACGCTGTTGAAACTTGGATTTTCTCTTCTCTCCATGGTGAATCGAAGCTAATCCCTTACTCTCGAAGAAACATCATTAGACCATTCCTAATTTCAGAGAAGAAAGATCTTATTTCCTGGGCAAATAAGCGATCTTTGAGATGGCAGGAAGACATTTCGAATACAGACCTGAAGTACACAAGAAATTTGATTCGACACGCTATCGTTCCTCAGGCATTAAAAGTGAACCCAGGACTTAGAAAAGTCCTCAAGAAGAAGTATTTGAATTCGATTCTCGGTGTACAATAATTACTAATGTCGAGGAAATCGTGAAGAAAGTCAGACTCTCCCTGAAACGGGGATCCAAGCCGTGGTCATTCACTCTGTATGACTCAGCCGAGTCTGCCTACTATCTCAAAGATGAACCTCCTTATCCTGACGGATTCGAAGAGGAATATCGCAAGGTTGTCACCCTGAACAAGGGAGACATCCTCGAGGTCGAGTGGGTCGGATCCGAGTGGGTGTTCGAGGACGAACACGAAGACTTCCTGCGCAAACCGGTGGTCCTCCGACGCGAGGTCTTCGACAAGTACGATAAGATCAGAGTCGGCAAGATCACGCCGATCAAGGGCACCGAGGAGAAGATGGGTTACCTCGAGGTGTACGCCGGGTGGACCTTCGGTGGGGCCGTCCCATGGTCAGAAGAGACCACTTCACATGGTCTCAAAATAACCGAGGTAAAAGGTCGGATACGTTCAAAGTTCGATTTTCCGAAGTTATTCTCGGACCCAACGATGGGTCTCCTCCAGCAGGAGGATCCTGAGCAGCCGTTGGGTGATGTCCTCAACTAGATCTCGGTCTTGTGCACGATGTGTCGAGAGATCACCTTGACGCTCGGATACTTTGCAGCACGGCGATTGACGGCTTCGACATTTTTATATGAATCGTCGAAGAACTCTACGTACTTAACACCGTCATCGACGATTCTTTTTTCAATATAGTCTGCCTTCTTCTCGGGATCGGCGTTAGCCAGAGCGACGACTTCCAGACGAGGAAGACCTGCGTCTTCAAGAAACTGATATACAGGGGCTTGAGCTGACCTTGCGGTCAAAATGACCACCTCACCGCCTTTTGAGAGGATATTGCGAAGTATCCTACCCGTCCAAACAATCTCTCGTGGGTCGATCAACTTGGAAAAATCGGAGTAGTCGAACTCGTCTCCAGGCTGAGACTCATAGACGGCGTACTCGCCCGGTGTCAACTCGAACTTGTCTCCCGTGCCCGATGTGACATATATCTTCGAATTCGTTTTGACAAGTGTGTCGTCGAAATCGAAGACGCGGAGCCTCCGGCCCTCAATCCTTCTCCTCTCGGACAGGATTGAAGCTATGTATTCTCTCAGAAGCTCCACGTCTCGTTCACTCCTCAGGCGCCTGGGTCAGGGGTAGGTTCAGGAGTCGGCTCTGGAGGTGGAGGTGGAGGTGGGGCAGGAGGAGCGTCCCAGTAGTTTCCTGCCTCTATCGACTCGATCACCACGTCTGCAAGTTTCGTGCCTAGCCACGTGTAGATGTAGGAATCGTCTGTTCCCCACGCCGAGTAGTCTTCACCGTCCATCGAGAGACCGCCCGACTCGTAGTCTCTTCTGTCTGTTGCCTGGTCTCCCATCAGCGACCATTCAACTATCGCTCTGGATCCGAGCTGGACCGATGTTCCTCTGACGACGAGGCACTTGGCCTGTCCCGTCCTATATGCAACCGGTGTTATCTTCGCGTACATGTTCTGTGTGACCTTTCACTACTATTTATTATCTTGAACTAGATTTGTTCTCCCATTCTGCAGGTGACGGCGGCAAAGTTAAACCAAATAGCTTCGCAATCCTGTGCATCTCATCAAACGCTGAGTCGTGTCGATCGTACAGGTCTCTGTTAACTTCTGCAATTTTCCCTGCAATGGCATAGCCAGGGTCGTCTACTTGCAAATCCTGGGTTCCTGGTGTGCCAAGAGAGATCATCTTCACGTCTCTTCCGTATGGCAACGTTTCCATTTCCTTTCGAATTCGATACTCTTTGTCTTGAAAGCTTCCGTCTAATTTCTTGAGTTTACTCAAAACTGAATTTACGGTAGGGGAATCGCCTCTGTCTGACACAATCTTCTTCCATACCCTTAGACCTAGATTGTAGAGGATGGTCGCCTCAATCGCAGAGTTCGACCAGAGATACACGACTTCATAGCCACCTGCGTGATGTTTCTTGACCGAGAAGATTCCATCTAAACTCACGGCTGATGCAGGCATTTGTTCTATCACAGGCGAGTAATAACCGAGTCGCTTGTGGTTGTTCTTCTCACTTTTCTTTTCTGATAATATCATTAAGAAACTATACGTGGGACACTCGGCATCAGACACGAGGTAGATGTCTTTTCTTTCTCTCGTCACCATGTCAGCCAGTGCTACATGATCTTTCACTATCCCTTTGCATCCCGCCTCTACTAGCTTCTTAACCTGTTCCAGCATCTCGAAATCTTAAACCAAGAAATTACACGTGTATTTCGACGATTGCAACGCCAAGCTTTCCGGCCAACCATGTCATGACATACTCGTCATCCCCAAGCCAGGACGAATATTCTTCACCACCAAGCAAGGCCGTTCCATGCTCAAATAATACAGATCTGTCTTCGTTCATGAGTGACCAACTTATAGCTGCTCCTCGGCTTAATTCAACACTAGTCTGCGTGATAGAAAGAACAGTGGCATCACCCTGCCTGTAACTTAATGGTTCAATGATAGCATACATCTTATTTTCCTTAGGCAACTCTGTAAGTTATTGTGAGGTAGATCTCAGCGTTAGCAGGCACATCTGCGTAAGAAATGACAGATGAAGATGTACCTACACCCGTCTGACCATACATGCGAATCTGCGTCTCAGTATCTGCAACATAGCCCGACATTGAATAGTAAGAATTTGTAAATGATATCCATCTTCCTACGGCAGCAGCACCGACGCCTGTCGAAGCATAAGGCAATCCCGTGATAACGAAGTTACCTGTTGCGGGCGTGCCGGCTCTTGCTGTTTGTTTGGCATAACAAGTCGCAATACATAGTTTTCCAACTCTGACATAATAAGCTTTCTGGTTTGTTGTATCCATGGTACCTGCATTTCCACCGCTTGCTCCGGTGAAGACAGGATTCCAAGTTCCATAATCATATTGGTCTATAGTGCTACTTGTTCGTGTTCCATTCGTTGGTCCTGATTGACCAATCCATCCTATGCCATATGTTGCGTTGAACGCGGCAATACCATTATAGATGTGAAACCTTGTATTGGTGATCGTCGTGTCTGGGGTTGTGGTTCCAATACCAACGCTTCCGTTCGTGTTATCCCACCAGAAGTTGTTGCTGCCGCTGAGAACTCCGCCTGTTCCGGCCACAACCACTTGTCCCGCAGAAACATTGCTTCCTGTAAGAGAACCAGAAATACTGGTGGCATAGACATTATTCCATCTCTTCGAAGAGGAACCGAGGCTGTATAGGTTGTCTGTTCCCGGAAGGAGAGAACCCGTGACGGACATCGACCCATTGACAGCGAGTTTATCACCCATGGCATTCGTGCCGATGCCGACGTTGCCGCTCGTGTCAATTCTCATCCTCTCTGTCGCAGCAACGCTGAGAGCCAGCACGGTTCCGCTCGTGTTGGTTCCGATGGTCGCGAGAGATGACCCAAGAGAAACCGCGAACGAGTTTGTCTTACCTTGATCGGCAACTAGAATTCCTCTACCTGAAGAGTCTGCTATGAAAGTCGCAGCCATTCCTGTGTTGCTGTTAGGAGCGACGACAAAGAGACGAGTGACACCTGTATCGATACCGGTGACAGAGGGCGTGGTTGAACCAATCCCAGCATTCTGTGAAGTATCGATTGTTAAAGCTGTAACATTTGCTGTTCTAATTCCAAGCGTGTGACTGGTAACTGTTCCAATGAGGCCGCCGCCTGAAAACGCGTAATTCAGCAGCTCAACATTATTCGTAGCATCTCGAATCGCCAGGTTTGTTGTCCCAAGAGCCGTGACGTAAGCAGTGGCGCTGACTGTCGGTGTATCATTTCCTGCTCCCACATGGAGGAGTGCAAGCGGAGCATTTGTTCCAATTCCCACCCGCGTGTTCGTGTTATCCCACCAGAAGTTGTTGTTGCCGCTGAGGACACCGCCTGTTCCTGCTACGACCACTTGACCTGCAGAGACGTTGCTACTTGTCAGAGACCCCGATATATTTGTGACTTTTAAGAGATTCGTCGCCTTAGTGAACGTGAAGTCTGCATCTCCTCCGAACGATCCACCGTCATTAAACTGAACATGCGTGTCAGAACCGCCAGGTGTTGCCGAGCTCGCGAGAAAGTTAGTTGCAACTCCGGCACCCAAAGAAGTTACGTCCCAATAACCTCCTCTGTTCGTTCCGCCTGTCTCAAATATTCTAACTCTGTTCTGGTGGACGTCGATGGACACACCAGTGTTCAATGACGTATTCGTGACAGACTTGCTGAGAAATATCTCTCCACCCTCATCGCCTGATGAATTTAGAGACTTAAGCGTTCCGCTTGCAACAATGTCAACGGCAGACGTGATTTGACCTGTGAATCGTGTTCCGCTGACTGTTGCAACTACTGAATCGTTAATTCCGAGAGTGACTGTTGAGTTGGCACCGCCATCTGTCAAGGAAAGGCCTGTTCCTGCTGTCAATGACCTTTCCGCTGTGAGCGAAGAGTCATTTCCTATCGTAACGAACGCTGATGTCGAGGGCGCAAGATTAGGCGCTGAAATTGTGACGGCTCCGGAAGATCCCGTAAAGATGGTGACGTTTGATCCTGCAATGAGATAAGAGGACCCATCATTAAGTCTTGTGAGAGACCCTGACAAACTGTTAGCATATACATTCGCCCATCTGTTTCCGCTTGATCCCAGGTCATAGAGCCCTGTGACTCCGGGCAAGATAGAACCTGTGACTGCAGTCGTTCCGCTGAGAAATAAGGAGTTTAGAGCTCCTCCTGCAGCTGGGAAGTCTGATATCTTGAGCAGAGAGCCCGAGACACCGACGAACTGTACAGATCCTTCGCTGAGGACCTCTAATCGCAGTGTATTACCTGCAGACCCGCTAAACTGTATGTTTGGG